TGCATGATTTCCTTGTGTCCCATCATTATTAAATACCAATTCCTCATTAACTCTATATTCACTACCACCAGTTGCTATACCAATGCTTGAAATTTTTCCTGGAGTAGTTGCTGAAACTGTAGACGTTTGATTGAATTTATTTGGAATGTACAAATATGGATATTCGGAATCTTCTTCAATTAAGTTAAGTGGTTGAGTATTTCTCTTCCATCCATTTGTTTCAACATCATAACCATCTTGATTTGATCCTAATTTGAAATTAAATTCATTAGGAATAGATTGATAGTTCTCTCCTATGATATATGGAAACACTGGTTCTCTATATTTTTCAAAAACTCCTGAAGTTGAAGAGAATTGATTATTAACGGTCATAAAATATGCATATGTTCCTTCTGGATAATCAGGTGTTACGCAAAATCTTCCATTATTAACATCAAGCACAGAATCATCAGAAACTTCATTATGAGTGTAATCTTCTACAAAAAATCCTTCAGGAAAAATTGAAGTTGATGGTCTGCCATTTTTTAAATCTAGTTTATAACCAGACTTCATCGGAGATATTATTCCGCCAGTTTTTGTTTTATATCCATAAGGCCCATAAATTGGATTACCATCATATGCAAATCCAATAATTGGAGAGTGTTCATCTGATAGTTCTTCAACACCATCAATTTTCTTTAAATCAGATTCCGCATAAAGAGTTTCTCCATCCTGACTTACAGAGAAAATAGATTCTCTTAACACTCTTGGGGCATATAAATGGCAGTATTGAAGTCCATAATTGCCATCAGATATAATACCATCATCTTTGGAAAAATATGAGAAGTATTTTTGATATAGATTTACTCTCCAAGATTTGATATTTGCTTTAAACTCTGGCAATACTTGAGTAGATCCTGAAGCAATTACATCAATTGATGTATTACCCGAAGAATATCCACCACCAGATTCTATAATATTTACAGATATTAGAGATCCATTCTCTACAATCGGTGTAAGAACACATCCAGAACCATCACCATTAATAATAAGGTCTGGACTTGAAAAATATTTACTACCAGAATTTAAAACAATAACTTGAACAATTCTTCCATTACTTAAAACTGGTTGAACTTGTGCATTAATACCAGAATCTAGTGTTATTTCTGGTTGATAATCCAAATTAATAATATCAGAAGATCCATACCCAACACCAGTATTTTCAAGATGAATTGAAGTTATTTCACCCCTAACAACTGGTTGAATTTTTGCTTCAAACGTTTCTAATCCTACAGAAGATATTCCAACTTTTCCAATAAGACTTACTGAGATATCTGGATAACTGAATATATGAGTTCCAACTCCAACAGAAGTTATATCAATATACTGTTTTGTTCTATAATAAAATTCTCTATCAGACACCGCCCCAATCTGGGAAAGGTTGAATGAGTTATCATCCACCTTAGTCACATAATATTCAGTATTTGTAGAAAGTCCAGAAGCTATAGTTCCAACATGAGTATATTTTACAGTCTCTCCAGATCTATAATCATGATTTTCAATTTTAATTAAATTTGAAGACGTGCTGATTCCAGATTCGGCAGATGCTGTTCTTTTCTTATTCTCATATCCAGATCCACCATCAACAATATTGATTGAATCAACGATTAATTTTTTACCTACAGATTGTAGAGAATGTTTACCAACACCATATGATGTCAGATATACTGTATTGATTCCAGAGATAGCATCTCCCTCGGTTCTATGCAATCTAACAGTTACATTATCAATAGTGGAAACAAAATATGATGAGTTAGTAACTATGCCAGCAATTCCACTTTGATCAGATGTTTTATAAATTATCTGTTCTGCATTTTTAAATTTATGATACGTAGAAAATCCAATCCTAGATTGTACTGATGTTGTACCAATAACAACTTGATTTGATGATACATCTGCAAAGAAATTTGCATTGTGGTTAACTGTTTTCATATTAACCTGGCCAATCGCCCCAGATCCATTTCCACCAACAATTTTTAAAGTAGGAGTTTCTTCATAATCAAATCCAGGATCTATAATTTTAATTTCTTCAAAAGATCCAGAAACTGCAACATATCCTGTTGCTCCAGATCCAACGGAGTCTTTAATTATTAAGTCGGGAGCATTTATAACATCAATATTAGTTCCTCTAGCAAGAACTTCAATATTTTCTATTTTACCATATTTAATTACATCTTTTGATTTGTAATTTAAAATTTCTACTCCATTAACTAAAATACCAGTAAAACCAGATTTAGTTTTATTAATGGACCCATCATCAATTGGGTTGGAAATTTTTCTAAGTAATTTTTGAGAATCTAATTTTTTTCCGTTAAATTCGTATGGTTTAATTGTGCTACCAGATACCGTAGTTTCTTCTAAAAGAGATACAAAATTTGAATTGAGTATATCATTTCTACTTTTTGTAAATTTTACAGTAAATCCATCAATTCTTTTTATGAAATACAATCCGTCATCAAAAAGACCAACACCTCTTACTTCTCTTGTAGCGGAACTTCCCGAATCATCAATATAATTTTCACTAACAGTTTCTGCAGAATAATAGACAGTATCTCCAGTATATAATCCATGCTCTTTTCCTGGACTAATTTTAAACTCACTTCCACTAAAAGTTCCAGAAAAAATAACTTCTCTAGTAGATAAATCTAGTGGTTGTGAATTATAATTTGGAATAGATGGAGATGCAATTAAATAATCGCTATCATTTTTATATACATTACTAACATCAGTTGTATAAGATGAAATATTATTAAAAATGTTGGATACACCTTTTTTAATAATTCTTTTTATTTTATAAGTTGAATTTAAATCTAAAGATCCTTGACCTCGGACAGTAAAGGATTTGTTAGAAATTGTATTTAATATATTGGTTTCCTTTTCATTACCCGCACTTGTAATAAATTTAGCAGAATCTCCAGACTTAAAACTATGCTCAACATTCAAAGTTATTTTATAAGTGTTATCTGAGGAATCCAATAATTCCAATTTACTTACTTTATATAAAGGTGCAACATTATAAAACCACTTATTTGTTTTAAAGTTGTTCTCAGAGCATCCAAGAGTTGAAATATTAATAATTCCACCCTTTATCAAATTACTGGTATTTTCTACCAGTTCAACATCACTTAGAACAGAGTTAACTCTGACTTTAATAATTTCATTCTGATCTAAATTAGATCTACCATATGCAAAAGTATTAACTCCTACAGTGGATGCATCAGATACATTTCCTGTTACGTTTGTGATTCCAAAAAATTGAGTTAGAGATTTTGATGTATACGACACTACTCCTGTGGTGGTATCATCGTAACTGACATATAATTCTCCAGTAGATCCAAATCCAACAGTAGAATCTACATCAATTGATAAAGAATTGGTAGATATACCTCCAATAACTCTAGTAGATGGTTCTACTGCAAATTTACCATATAAAGTTCCATTAACATTAATATCTCTATTATATCCACCATCAAAACTAATTTTATAAAAAGTTTGTCCATATCCAACTGATATTCTTTCGACATCAGTTATTGGAGCATATGCTTTTTCTATTGCACTATTAAACTTATATTCATCTTGATATAATGTTGCATTTTCTAAATTTACAGGATCTCCTTCTATTGCCTCTACAACTAAACTATTGACAATTCTATATTGAGCATCAGAAGGTGCAATTAGAAAATCTCTAGGTTTGATTATTTGTACATTTTCATTATATAATGCTTTAAATAAAATTTCAAACGATATATCTGTGCCCTTACTTAGATAAAAATCTTTTGACTGTTTTATAAAAAGATTTTGATTTAATTCTGGAGTTAGTGATCTTTCTTCAAATCCAGGTACTAATTGATGTTTTGTTTTTAATAAAAACTCTTTTAAAAATAAACAACTTAAGTTTTTAATAATAGACTGATCTTTATGATCGTCAGATTCCGTTTCTTTAAATACTACTTCTTCTTTATTCAGTTCACTTCTATATGAAGTGATTCCAACAAATCCTCTAATGCATCCAGTAAAAGAAAACTCAGTTTTTCCAGTATATGTAATTACTTCATCATCTATCTGCAAAAGACCATAAGAATCTGGAAACCCATTGGTTCCAGTTGGTGATGAGACATCAACATTTATAGTTTCCGCATCAAACTCAATATTACCATTCAATACTACAGATTCATTTAAATTTGTAGTTTCATCTAATTTAATATACTTATCAATATTCTGAATCAGATCAATTGGTCCACCTTGATACTCTTGTCCAAGATAATACTGTTCTAAAAATTTAGATATAAGAGGATAATCTTCCTGTACATAAGTGGGAAGTTGGTTAGATACGATAGTATTAAACTGAACTCTAGTTTCTGACATGTTATGATTTTATCTTCTTAGTATGAGATTGAACCCGATGAGGATGATCCAGATGTGGATGTTTGTGTTGATGTAGTTGCCTGTTGAGTGGTTACATTGGGAGTAGAAGCAGAAGAACCTCCAACTCCATTTCCAGTTACAATATTTGTATCCGGACCTCCAGAACGAACTAAATTGCCGTTTGAGTAACTGGAAGATACAATATAACTTGATGCAGATGGATCTAATCCAGATGCTATATCATCAACAACAGTTTCAAAATTACTGCTACTTATATCTAGTTGCAAATAAAGATCCTGTAATCCAACAACATCATTTGAAGTTGGAGTTGCTTCAATTTCAATGACTGATTGACCATCTTTAGTCTTTCCAGCCAAAACATTTACTGGATTTAAAGTAATAGTTCCACTTACATAATTAATTGTCCCAACATTACGTCTTACAATAGTTGGTGATTGTGATCCTACTGATGGTAATGTAAACAAGAACAAAGATCCTGTTACTCTATTTGTATTAGGTATATCTGATAGATATACATTTGATTGAACTCCAGCAATTCTAAATGCTGAAGTCTTAATGTTATACCCACTCATATTTCTAATATGAAAGGAATTTCCAAAAGAAATTTGATATTCTGCGAAAGTGTCTAAAACAACTCCTAGATCTCTTCTCACTGCTACAGTTGTGATGTTTGAAGTCACTGATTCATGACTATCATCGACCATTTTTAAGAATTTACTATACTTAAATCTTGCGCCGTATTTGTTTAACTCAGTTGACTCAGAATATTTTGTTGTATTGTTCTGAACAACAGTAGAAACATATGCAGGCGATGGTGCAAGATTTGTATTATAGTAAATTTTTGTATTTACTTCTAAGTACAAATATTTTAAATCTAAAATTTCTGGTACAATACCTGCAACAGAATACTTTTTCAATTTTGTTTTAATATTCTCTTTTATCAAATTTGGAATAAAATCTCCAAATCTTGGTTTAATACTAATGAATACCTTACCATATTGTGGTGGAACTAATTCTTCTCCACCAAAAACGGAGATTGATTCAGTTTCTGGATAAATTCTTGCTGGAATGATTGTTTCATAATCATTTGCAGTTAATGCTCTATTTTGAGATGCGTAAATTCTTGGAGCAAACTTTTTAATTGATTCTACACCTTCAATAGATTCTCCACCAGATGAAGATATTCCAGTCGATAATTGGGAAATTCCATTTGTTACAGTATATTCTTGAGAATTTCTTACATAAACCAATCTACCAGCAAAAACAAAAGAACTTACTCCATTCGCAGCATCACCATTAGATGTAATATAATCTACGGCAATAAAATTATTATCCTCAAGTTTGTTTCCAAAAATACCATCACCAAAAATAACTTGATATCTCTCATCATCAACTTCTTGTAGATAGTATACTTTTGAATTTGAATCAATATCAAAAAGACTATCTTGACGACTATATTTTACACTTCTAGATGATTGTTGATTTGGATTTACTGAAATATTAATTAAATCAGTGTCAACCCCAATATTAGGAAGAATAAATTTTTGATTAGGATTTCTTGCGCTATATGTAAAATTTGATGTTAATAAATTACCTTCGTAAATTGATATATTAGAAAAATTTGCTTCTCCATTAGATACAGGAACTGTTATATCTTCTAAAATTGAGTATACAAAGGATTGATTGCCAAAACTTCCAGAAGACGTTGCTACAGGACCCTTCTTGAGAGTTATAGTTGAGGGTGTAGGTGTTATGTTTGATGTATCAATAAAGAAACTGATAGTTGCCGCAGCAGCCTTTCTTGATTTGGGAAGATAACCAATATTTCTTGCTAAAGATACGACATTCTCTCTTAATGTCGCACTATCAATAAACACTTCATTTGCGACCATGTTCGCATTATATGAAGTGATGTAAGTGTTATATGCCAGAACATCAAGAATGGTCGAAAGATTGGACCCTTCAAAGTCATAGTCAGTAAAATTAGAGTTCTCTTTTAGATATTCTCTAAGTGTTGATTTAACCTGACCAAAGTCTAGGTTCGCGTAGTTAGCTAATGGCATTTTTACCTAGTTTGTTGCAAAACAAATTGTAAATCTTGTGGTGGAACATCTACTCCAACTATGTTGTAGACAATTCTCACGTTAAATTCATTATTATCAAAATTAGGTTCTGCTTTTACATCTAACAAATCAACCCTTGGTTCGAAATTTGTAATAGACTGCCTAATTTCATCTATAATCAATGATGCAGAAATATCATCGACATTATCAAATAAAGCGTTACTAATTCTGGATCCAAAAGTTTCATTGAAAAATTTTTCACCAGGAGTAGTAAATACTATATTTCTTAATGAGCGAGCAATTGCTTGTTCATTTTTAAGCGCAATAAGATCATCAGTCAGAGGATGTCTCTGAAAAGTCATACTAATATCTTTAAATCCTTGACTTATCCTCTCTAAAGGCACAAAAATATTGCGATTATAACTTATTTATTAGAGTATCAGATCAAAACTCGTTGAGTGTCATCGGTTCAGTCTGAGAAACTACCTCATCAACTATAAAAAGGTCAGTTTCTTCAATAGAATCACGTTTTTTGGGTGTTTGATTGTCATTTGCAATTTCACGAAGCATTTTTTGATGCTGATTATTAGCTAAATTGTCTAAAAAGTCTGTCATTTTTAAAAATTAGGGGTTTCTTTTTCTGTATCACTATTTAATTCACTAGATTCTCGCTCTTTTGCTGTTTTCCAAAAATATTCGTCTTCACGACCCATTCCAAGTCTCTCAAAACCATTTTCAACTTGGTAATATTCGGTCGAAACCTTAAAATCAGGCATTTTTGGTTCAACAGGTGTTAAACTATTATCAAAAATACGCATTCTGTTATTTGGATACAGTGCATATTGTCCATTATCTAATTCGATTAGATTATGTGACTTATGTTCAGCTGGATTTTCACTTGTTGCATAATCAATCACATCAGGATCTTGATGATAGTTATCTAATGTACAAACATATGTACCTTTCTGTGTACCAAAGTCTCTTGTATACAATTCATAGTCCATACTACCAATAAATTGCTTACATACTGCAACAACACCATAATCCATACAGTTCCAGAACTGTAGGTTAGGAAGGTTCATATCGGGGTCTGGGACCTCCGGAGACGAGAGGAACGCACTAATAGGTAGTTTATCATACATTGCGGCATATTCGGGTAAATACGTCTCAAAATAAAAAGCGCGCCCAGGCATCGATTTACACGATACCCAAACGCCTTTAACAAATTCACCATGACCACTTTGATGGTCAGTTAGATATTCTTTACGTACCCATACTTCCACTGCAGGAAGATTACATATAAGTGCAGCCATGATGTATTCATATAACTACACTATTTACCTTGTCCGCGATAACGCTTCTTTGCCCCATTACGAGACGACGCGGCGTACTTAGTGTGCTTACCATACCCTTGACGAGTTT